TTAATGCAGACCAAATATGTTCCAGCAACATCAAAAGTAACCGTCAATGTGCCGGATGAATTCGACATTGTGACGTAGTTGCTATCGTCAGTCGTTCCTGTAGATGGGGCAGTAGTTGTCGTTCCAATTATGTCGGAGGGATTCCATGCAGTCCATTGATAAGAGGCTAACGTAGAAGCACGGTATGTCCATGTGCCATTAGCGTCAATTCTCGCAGACTCAACACCACCCTCGGTGAACGCAATGGTGTCAGCAGCAGGTGAGAAGATTCCGGTGTTTGTATCGCCTGAGAACGTAATACTTGGAGCCGCTGCTGTTCCTGCTTGTACCGTCGTAGGGCTAGTCACAAACGTCGCAGCACCACCTGATGTCAGCGTAATAACGTCTGTGCCGCCTACCTGAATAGCTGCGCTTCCGTCTGGATTTGCCTTCAGCCCCGTTGACATTATGCTTCTCCTATTACTTAAATAATCCAAGACAAGTACCGACGATCAGGAACCCAATCGTCATACCTGAACCAACAACAAAAACAGCAAGTAAAAAACCAAGTACCTGAGGTACAAGAAGGTTAATTACCGATTTCATGCTGCCGCCTGTTGCAGCGGTGTTAAATCTTCGTTAGTCCAAAAATCTTTCGCCAGCATGATGCGTAGATGCTCGCGGTTCCTTGCCAAGCAATCTGCCCACTCTTCGTCGGTCATGTTTTCCGGCTTGCCAGCATTGATGAGGTTTACGCTGTCCATCGCTGCTGAGTAGTGCTGCGCGATTTGTTCTGGGGTTAGGTCGATCATGGATGCGCCTCCTTGTATGCTTTAAATTCAGCGTCTAGTGTTTGCAATTTCTTGAGTAGTACGACAGTCAGGCGTTCGTATTGGAAGCCTTCTACCTCACCATCTGCGCCGCGAGTAACAAGCTCTTCAAAACCGGCTTCAGCAGCTTCGTCAGCAATCAAACCGAAATGGTCTTTAGTCTGGTCATCGCCTTCGCACTTGGACTTATAGCGAATAGGGCGCAATGCACTGATGTCTATTTCTTCAAGATCGCGAATCTCTTGCTTGTATTTCAAAGCAGAGGTAGACCTTTGCAAACCACCATCGGATCCCACAGTAACATTTGCCGCTGTAGCAGTAGTCCTGTTATAGATGTCTGGTGCGTAGAAATAGTTATTCACTCCTCTGTACCAAAACCTTGGAGTCCCATCCCCATCAGACAGCACGATGCTGTTGTTTTCTGTGCGAATGTCGAGTCCACCTTGGTTGCCGCTGTATTTTCCTAAGATGCTGTTCTTGGAGCCTGTCGTTATAGACTCGCCTGAACCCTGACCGATAAACGTATTAAACGTGCCAGTTGTGGCGTTATACCCAGCATCATCTCCAACAAAAGTGTTATAGCTACCCGTTGCATTAAGCCCTGCTTGATCACCGACAGCAACGTTTCTTTCTCCGGTAATGTTAGTTGTAAGCGCTCTATACCCCAATGTTGTGTTACTAGCGCCCGTTGTAATGCTATATCCCGCCTGATAACCTATCGCCGTGTTGTTAGAGGCGGTGGTATTACTACCTAATGCACCGTTACCCACACCGACGTTAAATTGTCCTGTCGTGTTGTTCTGTAGCGCAGCCAGCGTAGTACCAGCTAAATATGAACCTATGGCTGTGTTGTGAGAGCCTGTTGTGTTGTTATAAAGTGCAAGTTCACCAACTGCTACCAACTGAGCGCCAGTAGTATTGCTATATGCAGCTTGATACCCAACAGCCGTGTTGTTAGAGGCGGTGGTGTTGTTCTGAAGGGATTGAGCGCCGAGCGCGGTATTGTTTGCACCCGTGGTAGTTTCAAATAAAGCCACATAACCAACCGCAGTATTGTTAGATGGGGTAGTCGATTTATTAAGGGCATTGCCGCCAACTGCGGTGTTTTCCGTGCCAGTGGTATTCAGCAATAAAGCATTAAAACCAAGCGCCGTGTTACGAGCGCCACTTGTCAACGAAGACCCCGCAGCACTGCCCACAGCAGTATTGTTTGACGATGAGCCTGTAGTAGCCGCCAACGCACTCGCACCTACCGCAGTATTGGTAGCGACAGAGCCACCACCCCGCCCGACGGTAATGCCGTTAATCGTCGTACCCGCAGCAAACGTCACGCTCTGGTCTGTGCCAATCGTGACCGCAGTCGTACCTGACCCTGTACCAGACTTTAGTTCCAGTATCCCGGTGTTGTCGCTGCTAATCGCAGCACCGTTCGTCGCATTACCCGCTGTTATCGTCGTTGCCATGTTTTAATCCTTCAGACTACAGTCCAACGTGAGCCATCAGATACCGTTACCGTGACACCGTTGGCAATCGTAATAACACCCGCAGACATCGCGTTATCGCCTGTTGCTACCGTGTAACTCGTATTGACGGTCGCGCTATTTACGAAAATGCCGTTCGATGCCCTGGGTACTGTTGCGTTAAGCAAACCACTGCTCGGGTTAAACGTCAGTTTGGTGCTAGAGACAGTCGCAGTCGAGAACGTGCCAGACGTTGCAGTCGAAAATGTCGGGTAGTACGTCGCGTTCGTTGTCGTGTCATTCGCCACCGTCGTACTGACAGGCGCTGCGGCCCACTTAACGCCAGACGTCTCGGCGGAATCAGCGGTCAACAAGAACCCATTCGTGCCAACAGCCAGGCGAATATTGTCTGACCCGTTACTGACGATCAGATCGCCCTTCGTTGTCGTCGGTGCTAACGCATCAAACGCTGCTGTCTGAGTAGTCTGGCCCGTGCCACCGTTAGCAATCGCCACAGTCCCTGTGACGTTCGCTGCATTACCTGTTGTATTCGCGTTAATCGTTGTAGGCAGACTCAACGTCACCGAACCTGTACTGGCCGAGACATCAATCTCATTCGTCGTGCCTGTCAGACTTGTCACGCCCGTGTTGGCGATCGTAATCGACCCAGCACCTTCGGTAATGCTGATCGCCGTGCCGTCGGTCAGTGTGTTCTTCGTCCACAGACTGGTCGACTCGTTATAGATCAGTACTTGGCCGTTCGTTGGGTTCTGCGCTGAGACGTTATGCAGCTCATCCATCTCAAAGCCGTTCTGCACGCGAACGTACAATCGGCCATTGCCCATATTCGCTCGCTCGACCACGCCGATGTACACCAAATGATTCGGTGCATACGGCTTGATGTTCGTTAGTGTGCCGGCGGTTGCGCCCAGATACAACGTATCGCCTGCGCTGTACGCGCTCAAGTCCAGTCCGTCCTGCACGCCTTGGCACAAGATCATGCCGGCCTGACCGGCCGCAATGTTTTCCGCACAAACGCCCAGCGTCTTGGCCGATGTCGCATCGCCCGTGTTGTACGCGAGCTTCACCGACACCCGGTCACCTTGCGCCGAATACATGTAGACCGGTTGACCCTTAGTAATCGTCACCGCTTCATCGTTTGTCGCGTAGGCGTACAAGGTCTGGCCAACATCGGCCGCAATATTGGCGTTCAAGCCGACCGTCAAAGTCTGTTGCGTAGCGTCCCAGTACAGTCGACCGGCTGCGTTCGTAACTGTCGCGCCCGTATCAAACTGAATGAAGTCCGGTGACGAGATGCCACCTGTCACCCCCGTCATCGAGGTGATGTTGTTATTCGCGCCAGCCGTTGCCCAGCTCTGATCGATCTTCTGCCAGGTCGTGCCGTTAAAGATCGCCCAATCGCCCGGCTGCCAATCCGTCACACCGTCCAGATTCGTCGTGCCAGCAACCGATACGATGTAGTAGTACCCGTTGGTACCCACGCCAGAGGCCAATGTAGGTGTGTTCGTTGAGGCATTCCACGTGCCTTGGTAGTCCAAACCACCGGCAATGTCGTTCCACGACAAATTTGTACCGTCTGTCGTCAGATACTTGCCCGCATTACCCGTCTGCTCCGGCAATCCCACCCCGCCAGTGCTGGTGTTGACCACCACTTTCAACTTCTCGGCGATGTCCGGCGGCAAAACTTCGCCGGCATTGATCTGCTGACCGTTGGACAGCTCGATCACCAAGCTGTTATCGAAGTCCAAAAACGCGTTCGTGACCGATACGCCGTCCATGCCCGGCACACCATCGCGTCCTGGCGCGCCGTCCTTGCCATCCTTGCCGTCCCGACCGGGTCGACCGTCCTTACCGTCACGCCCAGGGCGTCCATCCACCCCGGCCACCCCGTCTTTGCCGTCCTTGATGTTGGCCACACGCGTCTCAAGCGTGGTTGCAACCTGTTCAAAGCGCCCTGTGACGTCCGCCTCGATCTTGCGCAAGGCGGCCAAGACCGCCTGCACGTTTTCACCAACCTTTTTCTTCTGAATTTCCTTGCTTTCGCGGATCGATTTCTGGATCGACTCAAGAATCTTGAGCTTTTCCTCGTCCGTCATCGCATCCAAATTGGGGATTAAGCTCATTTCAGTTCCTCCCCGAGCGACTCAAGAAAATCATTCTCGACTTTGGTCAAATTCTCGCGTTTTGTCTCCATTTGGAGCTCAACGATCTTCGATTTGTTCTTGATATCGGCTTCTTTCAGCATCAACTCAGCCAATTTGACCCGCTTATCGAACTCCTGCGAGGCCAAATCCGCCTGATTCGGCAGATTCTGCGTGGTCGCCGACATGATCTTCGCTTCCGTCTCGACGGGCTTTAATCTCGCCTCAATCAGCGTCTTCGTAGCCTCTGCACGGTTCTGTTCGGCCTGCGTCTGATTGACCGCAATCTGCGCTTGCGCTGCTTCCATCGCCAACTGCTGCTGCATTTGCGCCATCGCCTGCTGTTCTGGGTTCGGCTGCGCCATTTGCGTCAACGATTCCATCAACTCCATGCGGTTGGAGAGCGAACTGTTGGCAACGATCCCCTTCAGGATCAACGGCAGCACCGGTGTGTCCGGCCCCAAGGTCTGCAACAGGGCAATGAACTGCGCTTGCTCGTACTCGCGGGCGATGATGCCCAGTGTCGCGGTCGGGATGAAGTTCATATCCACCGACGGATAGCGCTCGGGGTCAAACTGCATGTACCTAAACGCTGCCTTCTTGATGAACGGCATCAAGAAATCTTCTTGGAAGTTCACCAGCGTGCGCTTGTACTTCTTGATGATCGAAGCAACGGCCATCGACATGCCGGCGTTGCCACCGTCACGAGAGACTTGACTGACCATGCCCTGTGAATCCAACGTTCCCGTTGCCTGCAACAGCATCGTCTCAAACCGCTGCGCGGTGGCCAAGTTGTCGCCAGAGCTTTGGCCAAACTTGAACGGGAACAAAATCTCGTTCGGGTTGCCATTGGTCAGGATCGCCTTGCCGGGTCTGACCTCAAACTTCGCCCCACGTGGCAGACGCGTCGCGTCCATCGCCATCATCGGGGCTGACGTCAGCGCTAGTCCATCCAGATGCGAGCGCACTTCTGCGTCAATCGCCTTCTGCATGTTGTACGCCTTCTCCACCGTCCCCCGTCCGGGCAAACGGTTCGGCACCGTATCGTCCTGGTACGACAGCACCGGACGATCCTTCATCATGTACGGGCTCTCTTCGGCCTTTAACAGTTGCCCGTCGTTGGCGATCACCACAATCGCCTCGACCATGTCCTGATAATCTTCCGCTGCCGAGTCTTCCGGGAACAGCTCGACGACGTCTTCGTCATTCCCGGTCAAGTACTCCCGCGGCACCAAGCCGTAGTAGGTCAGAAGCTTGACCTTCTCATCCTGATACGAGCTCACCTCTTGCGTGGGCTCGAGATCGGTATCATCGTAGGTCGGTGTGATGTTGACTTTGCGATAGATGCCGCGCTCGATGTTGCGCACCACCTTGTGGATCGAGACGTACTTCTCAATCGCCACGCCCATGCAGTCGTCGACCGTCGTGCCGTTCGGATCCCACAAGAAGTTCTTCGGGTTCACCGGGACTAATTTCACCGCCACCCGCGGCTTCTCGATCACACCAATGGCCGCCTA